CAAATAGCAGAACACCTCGGACTGAGTCAACAAGCAGTTTCTAAGCAGCTTTCAAAACTTGGGATTGATTGGAAAACGGCGAGCTTGGATCAGATCCGACTCGAATACATCAAGCAGCTTCGAAAGGCCGCTGCCGGACAAACGGACGAATACATGAAGGTAAAACTGGCTCGGGAGCGAATCGAGACCGAGCGAGTGCTCATCCAGCTCAAAAAAGAAAAAGGCGAGCTCGTGGATATCAAGGAATTGATTCCCGTGCTTCGCACCGTTTTCTCAGGTTTTAAAAACCGCCTACTGGCGATTCCGAATTTTGTCCGAAGCGAAGTTTATGTAGCCACCGGTCGGGAAATGGATGAACTCGTCTTTACCGAAAAGTGCGAAGAGACTCTGAAGGATTGTTATGAATACGTCAACGGCTATAGCCAAACTATTGAAAGTTCTGGCGGCGGAGGTGGCGCCCCCGGTTAGGATGACGACCACCGAATGGGCCGAAAAGTATCGGTTCATGAGTCCGAAGTCCACAGCCCTTCCGGGCCGTTACGTGGCCTCGGCA